AAGAACCAAGAGCCCGAACATGAAAGCCGCCCCCATGCGGGGCGGCATCAGGCTCTAGAAAATGCCCTGCTACGCGCTCTGGAGCCACACTCCAGGCGCGCAGGGCGCAATGAAAAGGCCGCTCAACTGCGGCCACTGCCGAGGATGCAGACTCAAACGGTCGCTCGAATGGGCAACACGCTGTCTGCACGAAAGTCAAATGCACAAATCCTCGTGCTTCGTCACACTGACGTATGACGAGAAAAACCTACCGCAACCGCCTAGCCTCAATCATCGAGACTTCCAGCTCTTCCTGAAACGGCTAAGGCAATACCTCGCGCGCCTTCAGGGCGCGAGCCAGCAACGCAAGATAGACGATCATCCCAAAACGGAAAACACGCCCGTAGAACACAACGATCAAAATTCACAGCCACGGGCTTTACAAAATTCCGAAAGTCAAAACACTCTCCGATATTACATGTCAGGGGAATACGGAGAGAAAAACGGCAGGCCGCACTTCCACGCCTGCCTGTTCGGTTGGGAACCTCACGACAAAATCTATCATCAAAAAACAAAAAGTGGAGAAACAATATACACATCAGAAACATTAACCAAATTATGGGGCAAAGGATATGCCAGTGTAGGGACAGTCACCTTTGCCTCAGCCGCTTATATAGCGAGATACCTAATGACCAAGGTAACAGGAGAAAAAGCTAAAGCGCACTACACAACGCTCGACCCGGCAACGGGCGAGCTATACGAAAGAAAACCGGAATACAACGAAATGAGCCTCAAGCCCGGCATAGGCGAGAGATGGTTCCGCAAATACAAACGCGACGTGTATCCACACGGTTACGCGATCATCGACGGAAACAAAAGCCAAACACCGCGCTACTACGACAAGCTGTTCGAAAAATACCATCCGCACGAACACCGCAAACTACAAGAAAGGAGACAACAGGAAGCGAGAAAAAAATTCAGCGAGACCAGCAACGACAGACTGACAGCACAACGCATCGTTAAAGACGCTCAACTCAACCAACTAAAGAGGAAACTGTGACCATCCATATAACCGTGGCAATACGCGACACTCAACTGGCCGCATACGGACGGCCCTACTACACGCCGACCACCGGCGCAGCAATCCGAAGCTTCCAAGACGAAGCAAACAACCCGGAAAGCATGATCAACAAACACCCCGAGGACTTCGAGCTGGTCCAGCTCGGAACCTTCAACGACGAAACCGGGAAACACGAAAACCTCGACACACCGAAACAACTAACCTCAGGAAAGGCGGTCCGCACATGAAACAACCATCAGTCAACGTCCACCAATTCGCAATGGTTCCGCGCGCCGACATACCGCGCAGCGCCTTCCGGATGCAAACAAGCCACAAAACAACCTTCGACGCGGGATATCTCATACCGATCTACATCGACGAAGTGCTACCCGGCGACACCTTCAAACTCAAAATGACGGCGTTCGCACGCATGGCGACGCCGATCTTCCCCATCATGGACAACATGGTGATGGACACATTCTTCTTCTTCGTCCCAAACCGATTGATATGGACGAACTGGCAAAAATTCATGGGGGAACAAACAGACCCGGGCGACAGCATCAGCTACACAATTCCGCAAATGGTGAGCAAAGCAAGCGGCTACGACGTAAACAGCTTGCACGACTACATGGGCCTTCCAACACTCGGACAACTAACCGCAACACAAACCGTAAGCCACAGCTCGCTGCACCTGCGAGCCTACAACCTCATCTGGAACGAATGGTTCCGCGACCAAAACCTCCAAGACAGCGTCGTGGTCGACAAAGACGACGGACCAGACACATATACGGATTACGTATTACTCAGGAGAGGAAAACGACACGACTACTTCACCAGCGCACTTCCATGGCCACAAAAGGGCACAGCCGTACAACTACCACTGGGAACAAGCGCACCAATCTCAGGCCTCGGCGTAGCGCCGGGCGTAACCTTCGGAACAGCTGGAGGAACATACAAAGACGCAACAACCACCGCCGCAGGAGAGGTCTATCCAAACAGCGCCGCCGGGACCAACCTAGTCGTAAGAGGAACGCTCGCATCCGCGAGCGGAATACCGGATGTCTATGCAGATCTAAGCGCAGCGACCGCAGCAACAATCAACCAGCTCCGCCAAAGCTTCCAAATCCAAAAACTACTTGAGAGGGACGCACGTGGGGGAACACGATACACAGAAATCATCAGGGCTCACTTCGGAGTTACATCTCCTGATGCAAGGCTTCAAAGGCCTGAGTACCTCGGAGGCGGAAGCGCTCCAGTCATATTTAAAGAAGTGGAGCAAACTTCAGGAACCTCAGCGTCAGGAACTACTACACCACTGGGAAACCTTGCTGCTCAGGCTAAGCTCGTGGCGCACAACCACGGCTTTACGCAAAGCTTCACAGAACACGGAGTAGTCATCGGAATGGTAGCGCTCCGCGCGGACCTCACCTACCAGCAAGGCATGAGAAAAATGTGGTCAAGGCTCACACGCTACGACTTCTACTTCCCGGCCTTCGCCGCACTGGGCGAACAAACAATCCTCAACCGGGAGATCTATATAAAAGGGGACGCAACAGCAGCAGACGCCGAAGTATTCGGCTACCAAGAACGTTGGGCGGAATACCGATACCACCCGGCCATGATCACAGGCCAATTCAGAAGCACCGCCGCAACATCGCTCGACGCATGGCATCTGGCACAGGAATTCTCTGCACTGCCGACGCTCAACACAACATTCATACAAGACACGCCACCAGTAGACAGAGTGGTGGCCGTCACGTCGCAACCAGAATTCCTCTTCGACAGCTTCTTCGACATAAACGCAGTAAGGCCAATGCCGTTGTACAGCGTACCCGGCCTCATCGACCACTTCTAAGGACAAACCATGAGCGGATGGGCAGCAGCAGGAAGCGCCTTCGGCAGCGTAATGCAATACCTCGGCCAACAAGAGGCGAATGAAACGAACATCAAACTCGCAGCCGAAAACCGCGACTTCCAAGAACGCATGAGCAGCACAGCACACCAGCGAGAAGTACAAGATCTAGTAGCCGCTGGCCTCAACCCAATACTAAGCGCCACGAAAGGAGGAGTAGGCGCATCAACACCAGCCGGTAGCCTAGCAACAGTACAAAACCCGGCATCGCACAGCGCAGAAGCCGCCCGAGCTGGCGCCCTAATCGGCGCCCAAGTCGAAAAGCTGAAAGCCGAAACAAACAACATCAACACGCAAACGCAAAAGATCACCGAGGGAGACATACCGCACCTACAAGCAAGCGCGGGCCACCTAAGAGCAACCGAGGACAACATCAGGCAAGAAATGCAAAGCTTCGAAAGACGGATGACGAGACTGGGTTGGGAAACCAGAATCGCTGAATACGAAGCCGGAATAAGAAACTCAGAAGACTTCATACGCGCACAGATGAAAGACCTCGGAATCGCGCGCGCAACAGTCCTGCACATCATGGCGCAAGCGAAAAAACTCGCAGATGAATCGCGGCTACTCGGGCTAAAGGTGCCCGAGGCAATCGCCGAGGCCGCGTTCTGGGAAAAAGAAGGAAAACCCGCAACCTATTTCCGACACGCGCCGAAAAACCTAACAAGCGCTTTCACAGGCTCAATGGGCGCCGCTGCAGCAGACGCACAGAAATGGAAATTCCCGACACCAAGACACGAAAACATCAACTACAACCCACGAGCTGGAGGCCGCTAATGAACGAACGCAAAAAGAACATCCTCACCGACGTGAAAGACCCACACGACACGCAAACAATGGAACTACCGTTCGTCCGAAACCCGTATAACTACGACAGGAGGAAAGCATCGCTAGACACAGCGCTGCAATGCAAGGACCCGACACGCGCACAACAAAACCCGAAAGACGAGTGCGACATCAACACGATCGTAGAACGATTCAAGCTGACAGGGCAGCTACCGACCAACGTGAGAATGCCAACGTCCGGAGACTTCACCGACGTACCGGACTTCCAACAGGCAATGGACGCAATCGTAAACGCGAGACTGGCATTCCAAGCCATGCCGGCGAAAGTCCGCTCACGCTTCCACAACGACCCGGCAGAATTCGTCGCTTTCTGCGACGAGCCGGACAACCTCGAGGAAGCGCGGAAACTGGGGCTCGTGCCCGCAAAGGAACACGTGCCTACCCCAGACCCCAAAACCCCCCCTGCAACGCCGCCAGCGGCCGCAGAACCCCCCAAGGGAGGAAAGGAGACACCTAAGGGAGGTGTCACCTAGCCTATTCACATCAAGTGAAGAATAGGCCGAAAACGCCCCGAAAGGGGCGTTTTCAATTACAAGTCAAAGACTTACCGCAGCAAGGGTAAAACAGGGCAAAATAAACCCTGAAGTCCCCTTGACAACCACGGAGAAACAACCATGAGACCGCTGAACCGAAGCAACGTAAACAAGCGCGGAAGCGCAAACACCTTCCGCTCGAACACGAAAAGAACCAAGAGCCCGAACATGAAAGCCGCCCCCATGCGGGGCGGCATCAGGCTC